TTGATTGTCTTTGAAGTGACCAAGCCCGTGATTGCAGTTGTTGCACAGGATACCGCGAACCTTTCTTGTTTCGTGGTTATGATCGGTCGTTGTCATCTGATTATTTTTCCATCAGCCAGTGAAGGACGCCGCTATTTGCGGGGGCGGGAGTCGCAGGCTTCACAACAGGTTCGGTCAGGTCGATCTTTTTTGCTTCCTTGACGGCGGTCGCCTGATCGACGTTGACGTGCGCTTCCTTCATAACTTCCGCGTCGGGCAGCGGAGGCTCGCCGACGTTGTAGCACATTTTTCGTTCCGCTTGGCGACGCTTGACGAGGCCCGGCAACACGCGGCCAGCCGCCTTATCGTACAGCAACAGAGCGTCGCAGCCTTTTTCCGGTGAGCCCGCGTTGATGTAGCGCGCGACGCTCGACTTGCACAGGCCGCCGCCGCCGATATTGTAAGTGAATGACAAGATCGCCGCGTGACGATAGCCGGGCATAGGAACGTGGATGCAACGCTCGACCATCTTTTCGTAGCGCGGCAAATCTTTCGCGAGCATTTCCTCGCACTGAATTTTTGTGTACGTGTCGCCGATGTGAACGTCTTCGATGTGGCCGTAGCAAACGGTGTTGACGCCCTTCGGGTCGAAGCTTTGATGCTCCCCGACCGACTTTCCGCCATGGACATTCGTCATGCCCTCGAAGAGAACGAGAACGGTTACAGTCACGGCTACCCACCCGCCGCGACCCTTCGGGTTGATCTTTGTGACTTGTGTATCGAGTTCGACGTTGCTCATAGGTTAGTGCTCGACTGGTTCAAGAGACGAAAAATTCCGCCGCCGATCACAAGGACACCGACGAGGATGGCGAAGAGGCGAGGCGGCATCCATGACATGAACGCGGGGATTGCCATTTCTGCGGCGACGAGCGCGAGAATAATAATCTGCACTCGCATCGACCACAGCTTGTGGAAGTCGCGCCAGTTAGGATCAAACCACAGCGCTTGTTTCTGTCGAGGGGTCTCAGCGCCGATTTGCGTCGGCGCGGTCTGCACGACACGCGCTGGCGCAATTTCGGTTACGACTGGGGCGGGTGTGTCGGTCATGTTACGGTTTCGCAGGGGCCACGACAACGGTCGGGGTCACAGCCGCAACAGCAGCGGCAGTCGAGGCGGCGGCGGTCGCGGTCTTGGCCGCAAGCGCCTTCGCTTCGAGCCCTTTGAGCGCCGTGCGGACTTCGCTCGGGACGCCTTTGAGGTAGTCGCGCAAAGTCTGCGAATTGCAGAAAAGCCCGGCGATGAAAGACGCCGCGAGCGCGCCAAGTACGAATATGTCTTTGAACATGGGGAAAACTCCTTTTTCAGTCGGTATGTATGCCACCGCGTTAAGCCGGTTGCAACAGGTTTTATCAAGCTCTCTGGGAGAATGGTTTCGGACGCATGGCCGGGATGTCTATAACGGATTGCATCCACGCGGCGTCGGGGAAGCCAAGTTGTGCTCGCGTCCATCCCGACATGCTGCGCACACAGGCCGGGAGCGATAGCTCCCCACGTCGGCTCGTCCACGCTCGTTGAAACGCTGTGCAGGCGTTCCATCTTTCCTTGCGTTTGTAGTGCTCGTCTTCGACGGTCATCGGGACGCCGCACAGAATTATTTTTGAGTAGTCGGTCTGCCGCGCGATCTTGACGGAGAAGAGCCCGACCGAACCCTGGAAGTCGCGCGTGTAGTCTGTCACAGCGTTGAAGGGCCGGTGACACCATACGACGGGCGGCGCGTTCAAGCCCTTCGAGCCGCGAGCGCCGAGCCAGTCAGAAAGATTTTCGGGATGCAGCGTGACCGCGTTGTCGATTGCGTCGGGGAAGTCGCCGATCATGGAATTGCAAACGAAGTTCACATGCGGCTGTGCGTACATCGCGCAAAGGTCGAGCGCGGCGCGGTAGTCTTCGAGCACTTTATTCGCGCCGCCGACGACGAGGGCGATTTCAGGCCGCATATCTCAGTCGGAAGGTGACATACCTATTCCGCCCCCAGTGGATTTCCTCGGCAACGGTCCAATCAATCATCGCACGGACATTGTGGTCAAGTTGAAACTCGATTGCGCGGGTCTTCGCCTCGTCGAGCGTTGCGACAAGATCGACTTCAACGAAGTCGTCTGTCCGCTCCCATCGCGCTTCAAGTGTGCGGAGTGGGCGCTTCATGCTTTCAGCCCCTTCGGATACATCGCGCGCATAAGTCGGTTATGTTGCTCGTTGACTGGCGGCGGCGGGGGCTCGGGCGTAAACATTTCAGTCGTGGGCCGCTTTTCAGCATTTGCTGAAAACGCGAGCGAGCCCACGAAGGATAAAATCTTGGAGCGCGCAGCGGGAATGTCGGTTTGTTTCTGACACTGTTTCGAGCATATCGAAGTCGCACACTGGCACGGGTTGATCGGCTCGATTGCGAGATAGGGGGCGAAGCGGGCACCACTGGCGCACCATGCGGCCCGCTCATACCCGCCGAGGATTGAGATCACCGGAGTGCCGACGGCGGGCCCGAGAATGGCCGCGAAGCCACCCGACGTGAAGACGAGATCGGCGACGGCGAAGAGCCCGGCAAGATGCTCGAAGGAAAGCTCGCCATTGTGCAATTCCTTGTCGGCGATAAGGTGCGGCCCGATGATCCACTCTTTCCCTGGTTCGAGATCGGCGACCGAGATCACAAAGAAACGGTCGCGAATGGTCGCGAAGAGTTCGGAATAGACCCCTGGGTCCGCGTTGCGCTTTTCGCCGCCGCGCCACTCCGGTCTAGCGGTGAGCGGGCGGTATATCAGCACAGGCTTCCCCTCAGGGTTAATGCGGGCGAGCAATAGCCGGGCGGGCTCGCGCCATGCGTCGGGTACTGGTAGCCGGTAGTCCGCCGCCTCGTATGTGCAGCCGGGCGCGCATAGGGTCATAGCTTCGAGGACGGTCTGCGACGGCGTTCGCATAATTCCGTTCGCTCCGTACATCAAGCGGATTGACTGACCGCGCGCCGGAGTTTTGTTTGTGAAGAGTTTAAGCTCGCTCTCACGCACTTGATTTTTCATTTGAGTGCGCAGCCGCACGGGCCGACGGATCACATGAAGGCCGTCGGCGATCAAGTCGTGGTACAGAGAAGCCCACGACGAGATTAGCCACACGTCGTGCTCGCGCATTAGCTGGCGCAGGATACCGCGCTGATGCAGGTTGTCGCCCATGCCGTGCATACCATCGACGAGCAAAAATTCTTTTGTCATGGCGTGTTCTCCTGAAACCACTCCCACGTCTCGCGCAGTCCGCGATCAAGCGAATAGTCAGGCTCAAACCCGAGCGCCGAGAGACGGCTGAGATCAATTGTGCAGTCCATGCGGCCATTTGGTTTCGTTGGGTCGAACATCACGCGGCTCATTGAGACATTGGATAGCAAGGAAAGTTTTTCGACGACTTCCCTGATACTATGCGTCCTGCCGTTGCCGATATTGATCGCTCCGTGTACTTCGTCCATTGCGAGGCGAACAATTCTCGCGAGGTCTTTGACGTAAAGAAAATCTCGGAGCGGGGAGCCGTCGCCCCACACATGGACCGGCTTCAAGGACGTGGCCGCTTGATCGAATTTCCAGATTAGGGTTGGCAGCACATGTCCATTGATCGGATCAAACTTGTCGCGCGGGCCGTAGAGGTTGCCGGAAACCAAATAGGCCCAATCGAGGCTGTAGCTTTCACCGTAGGCTTCGAGCATCGCGAGCATCCCGCGCTTCGCGTGACCGTATCCGCTTTCCGACGAGTGCGGGCGACCGTTGAAAATGTTTTCCTCTCGGAGCGGAAGTTGCGGCGGCCACGGGTAGGTCGCGTTCGTTCCCATAACCGTGATCTTTTGCGCTCCCGAGGTTCGGGCCGCGTCCACGACGCTCGTATTGATAAGAGTGTTTTCGAGATAGGCGCGGCCCTGATCTTTCATGTTGCCGCCAAGGCCGGACACGCGCGCAGCGGCGTGAAAAATGTGAGCGGGTTTTAGTCGAGCGAAGACTTGTGCCGTTGCGGCGAAGTCGGTCAAGTCGCAGTCGCGATGTCCAAGACCGATCACGTTGGAGAAGCCCTCGGTCTCAAGGTGCTCTACAACGGTGGAGCCAACGAGCCCGCGCGCGCCCGTCACGATGATGGTGTCTGATTTGTGCATCATGCTTTTTCTCCCCGCATCTGAACCGGGTATAGAGCGCGCGGATGGCGGCGATTTTGTACGGGCTCGACGACCCCCGCGCGAGCCCGAGCGATTTGTGCCTCTTCACGCATAAGAATGGTTCGTGATCTACTTTGCTCGTCGGTCCACTTCATCAGTGCGGGCATTGGTGGAGCGGCGGAGTGCGGTGCGCCGCGCAGATAAAGTTCGCGCGCCTGCATCAGCGGTCGCCAAAACTCAGGAGCCTTGACCGAGTGTATCATAACCGTCCCGCGCTGCGCAGCTTCCCACGCGCGCTCGAAAGATCGGCGGTCCCCAGATATAGGGCCGGTGAAACCATCGGTGAAATCTTTCCACGGCACTCCGGCCTTCACCGCAAGCTGCACCATGTAGTGATCTATGAACGGAAGCGTCGGGTTCATGTCGAGATTTTTCTCCGCGACCGGCGCGAGTAGGCGCTCGATCACTTTCCGACTTAGAAAATACGGCGGCTGAAACGCGAGACGCGGGAAGCCGTCCATATAGAAGCCGCGCTCGCGGCCTGGGACGTTATCGACGACAAGGTTTGACCACAGAACGTCCTCGCGATAGAGGTAGTCAGGAATTTTTGGCGAGAGACAAACGCTGTCCGCATCATGCATCAGGAAAAAATCTTCTGGGTACTCCAAAAGAATTTTCATATGTTCGCGCTGTCGGTCGAGCGAAAGCTGGCCGGTGTATTGCCGCTGGCCACCCGTCCTATTCTCAATCCCAGGATGGTCAAGCGTGAAGGGCGCGTCCGTCGGGGATAGAATGACGACGGGGCACTCGTGATGTAACAGAAGCGGAAGCGCTCCGCTTACTTGCGGAGCGTCGCCAGCGTAGCAGCACACTGCCACCCGAGTGTTTTTATTGAGCGACATGGAATTGATCCTCGATATAGAGCGAGTGCGCGGTCATCAATTGCATACAGACTTCGCGAGTTTTTACCGAGTGAACGAAAGTCGTGCCGCGATAGCGCACGGCGTCCCACGCCGCCCCGGCAAAGAACGGGTCGAAAGTTGGATAGCTGATTGCGTTGGGGAAGCCATGCCACTTAATTCCGGCTTTGATCGCAAGTTGAATGAGCCAGTAGTCGATGAATAGCATGTTCGGATTGACTGTCACATCATCCGCGACGGCGAGCAAGCCTTCGATGGTATGTCTGGACATGAACCACGGCGGGTGAAACGCGATGTGAGGGAAGCCCTCGGGATAAAACGCTTGCTGCTGTGGGCTGTCGTCGATCTTGATGTTTGTCCATAGCAGGTTCGGAGCGGAGTAGAGATACTTCGGAAGCTCGGGCGTGAGACAGAAACTATCGGCGTCGTGGATTAGAAAATGATTTTCGGGGAACGTCAAAAGAATTTTCATATGTTCGCGCATCCGAGCGATTGCTTTTTCCCCGATGTAGCATCGCTCGCCGCCGAAACGGTTTTCAAGGCCGGGGACTTCGGCCTTCGCGTCTTCGGGAGAGAGGACAACGACCGGGCACTCGTGATGCAAATAAATATCACGCATCGCGATGACTTGGTTCTGATCGCCAGCGTAGCAACAGACTGCCACTCTTGTGTCAGCGTTTAAGGTCATGGTTCACCATTTCCTTCACAAGCTCGGCAAAGCCGACTTTTGGTTTCCACCCTAGCACGGTTCGAGCTTTCGTTGGGTCGCCGAGAAGCACGTCAATTTCTGACGGGCGAAAATAATGTGGGTCAACGCACACGACTTTCTCGTCGGTCCCGGCGCGATAGCCGATCTCGTCAACGCCAGCGCCGCGCCATTCGATCTCTGTGCCGACGTGCGCGAAAGCGCGCTCGACAAACTCGCGCACCGAATAAGTTTCGCCGGTCGCCATCACATAATCTCCCGGCTCGGACTGTTGCAGCATAAGCCACATGCCCTCGACAAAATCGCGAGCGTGTCCCCAGTCGCGTTTCGCATCCAAGTTTCCAAGGTGCAGGGGCGGCTGTGGGCCGCGAAGTGTCGCGGCGACCGCCTGCGTGATCTTGCGCGTGACAAACGTGTGGCCGCGTCGCGGGCTTTCGTGATTGAAGAGGATACCGTTTGAGGCGTGGAAGCCGTAGGCTTCGCGATAGTTTCGGGTGATCCAGTAGCCGTACAGCTTCGCCGCGCCGTAAGGGCTACGCGGATGGAACGGCGTCTCTTCGGACATTGGCGTCGGCACGTTGCCATACATTTCGGAAGTCGAGGCTTGATAGAAGCGAGCGTCGCCCATGCCTAAGAGCCGGATGCCTTCGAGCAAGCGCAGCGGGCCAAGCGCGTCTGAGTTCGCGGTGTACTCCGGCGTCTCGAAGCTAACTTGCACATGACTTTGCGCCGCTAGATTGTAGACTTCGGTCGGCTGCACGTCCTGCAAAAGCCGGATCACATTCGTGGCGTCTGTCACGTCGCCGTAGTGCAAGTGAAATTGTGAAGAGAGCGGAATGTGGTCTATGCGCGTGGTATTGAATGAAGACGCGCGACGCTTTAGGCCGTGAACCTCATACCCTTTTTCCAAAAGAAGGTCGGCCAGATAACTTCCATCTTGGCCGGTCACTCCGGTAATCAATGCCACATTTTTCATGCCTTGAGTGCTCCGATGCTAGGGGTCGAGCGATGCAAGAGCTTGAGCTTGCCCGTGCGGCATAGAAATTGATTATTGGAGACGAGATTTGCGCGCTCGCGTAGCTCAGTCGGTGTGAGCATAAATCGCCAGTGGAAAAGCCCGTGATAGCCGAAGCTCTTCGGGCGTTCGGTCAAGCGCGGGATGCCATCCCATCCTTCAAACGCAAAACGGACTGCGACATCGGCGGGAGCCCACTTTAAATTTCCCTCGGCTTCGATGGCGGGCCGGTAGCGACACGAAATATGTACATCGGTTGTGATTGGAAACCGATCTCGATTGCGATACACAAAATCTATAAGGCGCTTCGACTGTAGCATGAAGCCGCCGTTGCCGACTAACCTATTTGGAAATTGACGAGCCATCGCGGCACTCGGCCACGGTGCTCCGATGTAATCATACTGCAAAAATTCGTCGCTCCACATCGCGGGATCATTCAAGCCTGCGTCCCATTCCATGAGAAGCGCGTGTGATGTCTTGATCTTTGTCGCAGCTTCGGTGTAATAGAAAAGCCCCGCCGCGAGTTTGTCCGGCCAGTCGATGACCGGAATGTGTGTCGCGCCCGGCACGTCAATGAGTTCGCTGTGATCGGAATAAATCAGAATGTCGCCAAACTCCACTCGGCTCACAAGATCACAGAGAGTGCGGCGCGCGAGTTCATGTGCCCGAGTTTCTGCGATGACGAGTGTGACCGACGGAAGTTTGAGCATCACGGGGACCGTATGATTGCGCCGAGCGCCGTAGCGCCCGGCAATCAGGAAGGAAAGAACGGGGATTAGCCGTGAGTGATCGACGCCGCCGTGATAGTCACGGGCTCGCCGGTCACGATAGACGTGCTCGACAAGTTGATGTCGCTGGCCGAAGTGCCGACGGTGAGCCCCGAGATAATCACGGTGGCCGCCGCGTTGAAGACTTCGGCTGCGGCTGCGGTGCCGGTGGCCGCTGCGCTCGCGCAAGTGAGCGGAGTGCTGCCGAACGTCAGAACGCCGCCCGAGACAGCGCCGCAAGTCGCGGCGAAATAGATCGTCGCGAGCACAACGGCCATACCGGCTGTAGCAATTTCAAGATAGCCCGGGGGCGATCCCGCATCAATCGCGGTGACGACATCCGTCATGCGAGTATTTTTCAGAGTGGTGTTGTAGGTCACAGACATGGTGGTCTCCCTTTTGGTCAGGTTGTAAAGAAAATTCGGCGTTTGAGCGGTACTGGGGCCCCGAACACTACCACCGAGATCGTGTCGATATTTTCTGTCGGGGTGAACGTGCCTACAACGGGGACTTTACCCGCTGCGGCGAAAGTGTCAACAGGTTCTTGCGATGCCCACGTTCCGTTGATACTGAGCACGGTCCCGGTGAATGAAAGGTGGTCCTTCGCTTCGGTCGGCGTCCATGTTCCTGTGACCGTAATTTTGCCGAACGCATTGAACGTATCCGCCCCTTCCGACAAGATCATCGTGGCGGAAATTGTGATGACCATCGTGACCGAGATCACGTCGGTCGCTTCGATTGGCGTCATATAGCCGATGATGCCCGAGAATGATCCTAGCGTTCCGGTCGCGACCATAATGTCGGTCGCTTCGGTCGGTGTCCACGTTCCTTGCACTCCCTCGAAGCCCGCGAAGGACATCGTGTCGATTGCGTCGGTCACAGCCATCGTGCCGGTGTGTGTCCGATGGCCCGTCGCCGCGAATGTGTCAGTCGCTTCGGTCGCTGCAAATGTGCCGGTGTCCGCCGCGCCTATCCAGTTGTTGAAGCCGCTCGGGGGAGTTTGCGCATACGAAGTCGCGCCGAAGTTTGCCGTTCCTGCGAACACCGCGTCGGATGAAACAAACGAGGGCGCGACCGGGTGGCTTGCATCCATAAACGAAAGACTGAGGCCGCCCGCTCCGGTCGCCGGGTTGGCGGAGGCGTCGTTATTCCAGTCGTGACCGTCGAAGCGGAACCATATCAGTTGCGCGCCGATGTCAATGGCGACGCAAAGCACGGTCCCGCTTGTGAGTGTGAGGCTGGCGTATGAGCCATCCGAATAGACGAAATAGCTATTCGAGACAACTATGCCGGAGTGCGGGTTGGCCGACTGCCCGCCCCTCGCCTGCGGAGTGAACGTGATGTCCGCGACACCGATGCCGCTGTTATTGTCGTCCATCCCCGTCGGAGTATATTCGTAATAGAATTTCCCCGTCAGCGCGTTGAATGTCGCGATGCTAGAGCCGGTACCGCTTGTCGAAGAGACTGTCAGATCGCCGCCCGAAAGAGTTGTGATAGAAGGCGTCGCGTAGAGCGGGGACCATGTAGTCGGGCCGGAAGCGTCGATGCCGCTGATCTTGAAATTGATCTGGCGTGTGTACGGGCTCGACGAGGTTGATCCCCCGGTCTGAGCGAGCCGGTAGTAGCGATAGCCAGTCGAGTTTGTTACTGCGTGAACGTCGGCTGCGGCGGCGTTGCCGAGATTGATGCCGGTGAGCAAATCGGTCCACGTCGAATTGTCGGGGGAGCCGCTGAATTTCCAAGTGCCCTGCGAGTGCGAGCCGTCTTGAAACCACGTAAACTCGTCGATGACCGGGGAGTTGCCAAAACCAAAATCGAAAATGAGTGTGGCTGTAGACTGTCCGCTATTGATCCACGCATCGTTGGTCCCCGTGAGACCGTTTATCATATGCGTTGCATCGCCCGACGCGAACGTCAACGTCCCCGAGGTTGTTACCCAAGGGCGTCGCTCGCCTGAGCCGCCGATGTTTGCATAGCTAGTCGTCATTTATCAGCCCGCGATGTTCGCGACAAGACAGATTGAGAAGTTCGCATGTGTGTCGTCCGGCACCACGGGAGCGATGATGTCGAGATAGTCGCCTGGGTTCAATGTGACCGCGACGCTGAAATTGATATTGACGACTTGTGAGCCTCCCTCAAACAGCAACGCACCGACCGCTGCTCCGTTCTTTTGCAGGATGTAGCTCACGTTGTGAGTTGGCACAGTGCCCGAGCTAGTTTCGGAGCCGGTGAGCCCCGACGGAAACGTGATGATGTCGGGCGAGACGTAGCGCACAAGCAATTCGTTTGAAAGCGGTGGCTGCCCGATATAGACCGCGACGTTTCGCGTGTCGTTTTTCCACAAGGTATCAAAGGCGGTCGCGCTGTTTTTGACGAGCCGCTGCCCCGCCACGCCGCCAGATGGAATGATGTTCGACGGGTTTGCAAGGATCAATCCATAGTAGTTATGGCCCATGCCGTCGTTCGCGCCAGCCGAGAATGAAGCCGCCGACGTGTGCGTGATTAGAACGAGGTAGACCGCGCCGCCGTTTGTCACCACGTCCATCGGGTTGTACGGGTTTACCGCCGCCCACGCGCCTCGGAAAGTCCACTGCGATGTGGGAATTGTGTAGGGACCGAGCACGGTGTGATCGGTCATGTGAACGTAAAGGTTCGTTCCGGCGACGGCAAAGTAAGCGATGCCCGCGCCCGCCATAGCCGCGTGATCTTGCAGCGCCTCGATGGCGCTTTCAAGCTCCCAGAAATTGTCGTCGATTTGCGTCGCGGACAAATCAGAGCCGAGCCCGCCGCCCCACTTCGTGCCGTCTGTCGTTCGGTATGTCAAAAGTGTCATGGGGTGGCCCTCGGTTTGATCTTGAAGCTATACGGCTGAATTTCGCGCTAGGCAACGGGTGTTATGGATTGAAGGCATCAGGCGGCCAGCCGACCATGGTCAAGAACTTATCCGGCGCGCTTGGGTCGGGATGTTCGGGGAGCGCGGTAGGGGCCGATAGAAGAGGAACCTTGACGCTGTTTATCTTATCAATGAAGTCGAGCATGTAGAGCGCGCGAGCGTGTTCGCGCGGCGCGAGCTTGCGCGACGCAATCATCGCGGCGAGGTCTGCGCGTTCTATGCGGGCGGCCATGGCTGATCCATCGGTAAGTTGTCCGGTCGCTTAAGGAGCTTCGGTGTGTCGCCGGACGTGTCCCACACTTTTTTGTCGAGTTGAACGACTGCGATATACATCGCATAAGCCGGATGAAAGGCCGTGAGCACGAAGCCCAAGTCCCCGCATGACGGATAAATCGAGTGGCCGAACGCCCATCCTGCGGCAGGAAGGCCGCCGCAAAAATCTTGGAAGTTCTGCTTATAGTCGGGCCTGCCGAGAGTGTGGATTGCGTCTGAGGGGCCGTCCACAATGGCAACGCCAAATTTCCAGTCCGCCACTTCCGACGGATACGTTGGGCCGACCGCGACTGAGTACGGCGTATTTCCGCCTCCGCCCGTCGGGCCTCCGCGCCACTGGCACAAGGTGTACCCGCAATGCTTATCCATCGCTTTTTCGCCCGCGTCATAGGCCGCGCTCGTATCGTTCCACTGTTGCTCGAAAAGCTTTGCAAGCTCTGTCATCTTTTTTGTGGGCGGGTCGGTGTACTCTTCCTTGCCCGTGAATTTGTTCGTATGGTGCGGCTGCTGATCGGCCTGCCCGACGATTTGCCACAGGTTCGGATACCATCCACCATAACCAGGATACGTGGTCAGGCCGCCAATTGGAACGCGGTCGGTCGGCTCTTGATTGAAAACCATTTTCACACACGCGCCCGGGTCTTGCTCTCCGTATTTCCCCGTGCCAGATGCTTGCGTCGCTGCCTCGTTGTCAGTGGCGAAGCCGCCCTTCGGCAATGTGCCAGTCGGGCTTGGGTCCGCCCCGCCGCATCCGACGGTCACGGCGTGACCGATGCAGGGCCAGCGGAAAGTTTTTATCAGACAATCGGGAGCGGCAACGTCGGTCAGAAACTCTTCGCAGCCGCACTCATACGGCGCGTCGCAGTATGGGAAGCATCGTTCGGCGACGAATGGTGCGACCACGCAATAATTGTATCCCGCGCTCGACCACTCGTAAGGCTGAAACTCTTTCGTATAAATCCACCACGGGCCGGAGTGCCCATCCGCGTTGACAATTTGCCACAGCGGCCCCATCGCGCATCCGAGTTGCGGGCCTCCGTTGCCGTCTCCGATCTGGACCCACGGCAAATCGCTGTCGTCTGGAAATTTGATGTAAACGTTCTTGTCGGTGTTGTCGGGCGGAATGTTGTTGCCGTCTTTATCCTGAACGTATTGCGTCGTGTCGATATTGTCGTAAGTGCTGATGTCGAGAATTTCGTGCTGCCCGTTATCCATGGTGAACGAGATCGCATCCACGGTCAAGGCGCAAAGAAAATCCGTGTCCTCTTGATCGGGGTTCGGATTGTCGTCCGCGCAGATTTTGTTTGTGGTGCCGTCCCGAGTTTGATTTCCATCCCGACTACTCGTATCGCTGACGCCGAGGCCAGCCGTGTCGTCAACTCGATAGCCGCAATCCTTGCTCGGGAAATGAAGGATGCCGCGTTTATTGTTTGGGCTTTGAAACGAGCATATGTCGAGCACTTCAACGAAGAGAGAGATTGTGCTATCGTCGGCGCTCGTAATTTTTTCCATGTGGGATTGGCGCGTTGCGCCTTCGGGGCTGCCCCGCCCGACACCCGCGCCCACTTCGTCGATGATGTAGGGCTCTTGCTGCGCGAGCTTGCTAAAATCAATAACCATTAGCGCGCCGTTCGGGCCAGTGAACGAAATGGCATCCGTGACTTCAACGTCCACGAATGTCTGATCGTTCACCTGATCGGTGCCCATGTCTTTTTTGCAGCGGACTTGATGTGTGTAGCGAGTGCCCATGGATTAGCCGTTCTCTGCTGCGACGCTCGCGCTCTCTCTGTGTATGCGGATCATATAGTTCGTCTGCGTCCCGCTGCCGCTCCACGAAAATGTCTTCGAGCCGCCCTTCAATCCGACTTGAAACTTGACGAGAGGCGTTCCCTTTTGGCCGGGCGGATGAAACGGAAGAGGGTCGGTGCCCCCGAGAAATGGCCGGATGATGGTTTCAATTGTCATGGCGACGACGAAGCCTCTAGGTTGATGCCCTTCGGAAATTCTAGCGGAGTGGTGTGGATATTGTACGAGCCGTTGAACGGACCATTTGTTACGGGCTTGATAAAAGCTTCATACGAGACCGCGCACGACTGCATGATATATTGAATGGTGCCGGAGTTCATAACTCTTTGTGCAGTCTCAATTGCCCACGCTCCGTTGAACGAAATTCCGGTCCCTGGAAAAATAGGATTTTCCATTTGCGATAAGGTAGCCGAGACAGGACACGCGCACTCGATTGCTGCCGCCTGCGCGGCTGCGGTATTGCTGAGACCGTCGCCTGCGTTGGCTTCTTTTGCTTTAGTAATCGGAAACTGGATGCCGTCGTCGAACGCGAGAAACGCGGGCGGCGTGTAGCCGATGTCGGAGTTGTCTGTCGGCGTCACGATGCTGCTGACGACTTGCTGGTATCCGCTCTGCATGTATCCGCTCGAAGCGTAGTCTCCGGTACCCGCATCCGCGTTCACAGTGCCCGCGTAGCCAATGCTGCACCCAACTTCGACTTTCCCAAACCATTTTCCGCCCGGGTCCATGTGAAGCTCATAGGCGATCACCTTGCCTGTCGCGGTGCCGCCCGGTATACGCGGGTCTTGTATGCGAGCGTCAACTCGGCATGACAGGCCGAGGCATTGCTCGAAGGGTGCTTCCCACCCGACCGTGATTGCGCGGGCTCGCTTGCGCATCCGAGCGCGAGCTTTGCAAATCAAGTGCTCGACACTCATATGACCGCGCGGCGTCGGAAAGAAACAACGCGCGCCCAGTCTGAGCGGTGTGCCGCCGAGCGGTGTGCTCAGTGAGACCGGGAATGTCCCGAGACACAGCCACGTCACGGTCCCGTCTAAAACTGTTGCTCCCGGGGTCGCGGTGAATGTCGGGTCTTTGATATAGGTGATCTGTGCGGGGACCGGAGTAAATTCGTCGTTCGATATGACCGTTGGGATGTAGACGAAACTTGAGAAGACCGAGTTCGTCACGCCCGCGCCGATGCAAAGGAAGTACGCGAAATTAGTTGCGTCGGGCTCGAAGTTTCCAGCTTGTGTATTGAAGAGCGCTTGCTGGTACTGGGGAACGAAGAGAATAATTTCTCCGAGCGGAACGGGAGACGAGTTCTCCCAATTCGGACAATTCGTGAGAGGGGTATCCCCCATGCTTGACCATCGCACGGTACCGTCGTTCGTGACCGTGCCGGGGATGTCGCTGAATACCGGCTCCGTTGCGCCCGCTGTGCCCGCCGTGATGCAAACTTGATACGAGAGGCCGCCCGGTGTGTGCGGGTCGTTCGGGTAAATCATCGTCGCGACGGGGACTGCCTTTCCTTTGAAGTCCGACCACGCTTCCATGATCTCTAGCGGCTCTCCGACATCCGCGCCGGAGATTTTCATTAGTTCGGTATTTTGAGAAACTGTCGGCGACGTGATGACGCCCTGCGTGTTGCCCGTGAGGTTGAACGACAACTCTTCGGTAAATTCGCGCTTCGCGTCATAGCGCAATTGCATATCGCACGAAAGAAACCACAGCGGAATGATGACACCCGAGGCTTCGGCGTGAGCCGCGATATTTGTGGGCGGGTCGGAGTATGGGTCGCAGACGCCGGAGTTTCCTTTCCCGAGCAACGTGCAAGTGATCGGGGCTGGCGATAAAAGCGCGGGACCACTCGAAGAGACTTCCACACTCTCGGGCGCGCAATTTAGTTTTTCGTTATCGGTGTTTGTCCACGAATAGTGGTAGTTGGTCATCGGCGTTATCCCGACCATGTAGACATCGTTCACAAAACTATCTTCAACTCTCCACCCACCGCCGAGAGTAGCGCCGCCCTTCGGCCAGTCAGACATGAAGCCGTCGCCTGTGTAGGTTGCAAGGCTAACAGTCGGCCATTGTAGCAATCCTTCATAGCGCTGCGTCCACCGAACGTTCGCTTCGACTTTGATGTTCGTGAGCGGGGCTTCGCCGACTTTGAGACTAAGGCTTCGATAAAAAGCATGGGTCGTGGTCGGGTCTCCGAAGTCAATCAACCCGTCTTCGCCGGTCAGGATGTCGGACGCTGTGACAACGTGTGTCACGCGGTCAACGTGATAGAGCGCGGACCACCCTTCGAGAATTGCGTCGGGATCATCGCGGTGAGATTTGTCAATCCAGATTGGATCATAGTATGGCCGCGTTTTCAGCGTCTCGGCGACAGCCTGCTTGTCTTCGATATACGTGGTCGGGCGCGCGTGGAATTTTAGCGTGACGAGTTCATCGAACAAGTTTGTCGGGAGGCCGACAAGCTCCCCAAAAAAGATCGGGATGACCGCGCCGCTCGGCGGTCCATACGAAAGCCACGCCCACACCTTGCGCGTTCCGTGCAGCAAGCCGATACGTGGATTTCGTAGCGTTATTTCTAGGTCGGGGATTTGACCCTCTTCGTGGTGAACGACAAATGAAAAAATGTCTTCGTCCACGACTTCAAACTGCGAGCCGAACGTCGTGTCCGTCGCATCTGCCCACGCAAAATAAAAGGGGTACTTAGGGCTTGGCATTAAATTTCCTCAGCTTCAAGCGTCCATCCGTTCACGGCTTTCCATTCGTCGAAATGTTGCGTGACACTTCTAACGAGACAGACGAGCACGGGCCGATAGAATGTGTAAGCGCCCTGTACCCATGACGAGCCGCTGACTTCCGCTCGCGCTGGCGAGCCGGGATTTCCCGTCGCGTATGCGAGCGAACACGCGCAGTAGATTGTAACGGTCATGCCCGGCCACACGTTGTCGAGCGGCGGAGCGTCCACATCGCTTGCGGAAATGTGCGTAATATATTTGCGAAACTGCGGGGCACTCACGTCGATCAACGTGCCATTGATTGTCCGCTCCATGTGTACGCTGTCTTGGATCACTTGCAAAGATTGAGTGAGACCGCGCGCCTGATAGAGCATCGTCCCCATGGACGAGATCGACAAGAGCGTGTCGGCGTTTGCTGGCAGTAGGTTCTCAATTGGCATTAGCGCACCCATGATGGTCTGCGACCAGTCGAGCCCATTTGCCGACTGACTGCGAAGTTTTGGAGTTCACGCGCGACGCCCTGCGCCGCTCGCATTTGGAAAGTGTTGCCGTCGATATGCAAGTTTACCGGATGGCCGCCGCCGCCCGCGCCCACGAGACCGCCGTCGGCGAAGCGCGCCGGGCGGAAGCTCGACACGTAGCCGCCCATCGAGAAGCCGTTCGCGGCGAGATCGTTGATTGAGTGCATGAAGTCGGTGCCGTAAGCGCGCACTGCCGCCGCCTTCATAACAAATTCGCCGTTTGAGAGATTGGCGGGGATGCTGTCGGACGTTGCCGAGCCCGGGCCCGTGACGTAGCCGCCGCCCGCGCGATCCTCTTTCGGCGGGAGCGGCCTATTGCTCCAATCATAAGCCGCTGCTAGTGCAGCGGTAAGCTTGTGGAAGCCATCGACCACTTCGTCGATTACCGATTTAACTTCACCCGCCGTCTTTTTTACGTCGTCCGTGACGGCCTGCGTTCCGCCGAGCGCGACATCATGTGTGACGCGCGAAGCCGTTCCTGAGATTTCGCCTTCCGTCTGTTTGATACCGTGTGCAGTATCTAGCTGCTGTTGACTGATGGCCTTTGCAAACTTTTCGATGAGGGCTTTAAGGTCCGCCCCCGATGCAGTTTTTATTTTCTCTAGCATGTCGGCTACTTCGCGCGGTCGCCCGCCGAACATATCGCGTCCGACGGCCTGCTGCTGCGCGCCGGTCATTTGATCGCCAAACTTCCGAATGAAGTCAAAAAATACTTTGAGGCTATCCGGCACTTCCGGCGTTCCGGTTTTGCTTTCCTGCCCGGCCTTCAATTCGAGGGCCCGCGCAACGGCCTGTGGGGCCGCCCTGAGGGCCTGCTGTATATTCCCTTGATTGATCGCGGCGAGAATGTTCTGCAAATCTTTGGTATTCGTACTAGCTAATTTGTTGATGGCTTCCGCCGCCGAGTTCTGCGCTTTCTGTACGCCGAGATCGGCGCGGTCCAGCGCAGTCCCAGCCCCGGCCCTATCCCTGGCTTGTTTTAATTCGGCTTCGCGAACGGCGAGCGCGTCCTTCTTCTGTCTATCAGCCTGATCCCGCGCATCATTCGTCTCTTTATTCTTCGCATCGGTGATCCGCTGCTTATCGTCTTCAACTTTTTGATATTGCTGTAGGGTCTCGCGGTTAATTTTCTTTTGCGGGTCTTCCTTTTCGCCAGTTCTCAGTTCGCGAAGCCGAGCCTCGTCAGCGGCGAGAGAAAACTCGGCGCTCTTCACGCTCGAAGCATCGTGCTCGGCCTGAGACGAAGCATCAGAGCTTTCTCGCGCGACTTTCTTGTACGCATCGGCGACGGCGAGCGCATCGCTTTCGAGCTTGTCTTTCCATTCTGCCGATGCAAACTGTGCGCGCTGCATCGCCTCTTCGACGGCAAGGTGGCTCTCTTTGACTTGTATCTGAGCGCCCTCAATCTTTGTCGCGCTGTTAGTGACTTCCTCTTGTATATTTTCCCACCCTTGCGCAATGCGTTGCGCGCCGCGCTCCATCATGCGCGCGAAGCTCTCAAATTCGATGCCGACTTCCTTGAACGCTTGAGAGAGACCTTGCGCCGATCCCGCCGAAACTCCCATGGCGCTGCCGAGTGCTTCGAACGAGATCACAGCATCGGCGGAGCTATCGACAAGCTTCGCGAGTGTCGCCACTACGGCGATGATCGCGCCGATGACCGCGAGAGTGCCGCCGCTCATAAGGGAGAAAGCGCCATTCGTCGCCGTCGCGGCTACTTCGATGGCTTCGAACGCCGCCGCGCCAATGCGGCCAAGCTCTTCTAGAGTAGCCCCGGCTTCGCCAGTTCCCTCGACTACAACTCGCTGTACGATGTCGTCTAGGTTGGACATGACATGTTACCCCACCGCGCGGAAAGCATGATCGAAGAGCGAACGGAAATTCTGCATGACACGAAGTTGAATTTCTCTCAAGTGCCACTTCGGGGGGATAGTCACGCTTGCGACGCCAAAAAACTTTGGTCGCTTGTCAGACATCGAAAAGAGTAGCGGAGTTCCTTTAGAGCTTTTTCCCGAGAAGAGTTGATCGCCGTATGATCCGATTGGAACGCGCTCGGCGTCGGTGCCGCTGATACCAATCCACATCAACGGTTTTCCTCTGATTGTGCCGCCCGTCTCGAAAATTCCTGCGTAGTCGATGTCATGCGTCATGCTGATACGCATATTTTTGATCGAGCCCTCGACTGCGACGTGCAGACCGCCCGTCCACTCTCCGCCGAAGTTGCCGCCTGCCGCGATGTCTGCCCGCGCTTCGGCTTCGATCATTGACGCGGCCATGTTTGTCGCCGCCGTCAACGCTGCGTCCATTCGGTCGCCGAGCCCCGCAAGGTTCTGCTTAAATTTTTGTGCAGGGACTTTACTGTCGGTGACTACTCTCACTGGTCCTTCTCCCACTCGTCGATTTGCTTTTTCACTGCCTTCGCGTCGCCGTTCGTTGCCAGAAACCCGACTGAGAGTTTCGCTGCAAGCTCACGCTCGGCTCGCCGCTCGGCGAGAAACAAGAAAGCATTTATCTGGCGAGGGGTCAGTTTCCAGATGGTTGCAAGGTCGTGTCCGCGTCCGACGAGTTGTTCGATGCTGGCGGCGAGATCGTAGCCGGTGCCTTTCCAGAGTTTTCGGATACGGCTAACCGGGCGAGGGCGGCCAGCCGACTGACGAAAGGGCCGAAGCCACTACGGAATGTTAATCTCCCTATCGCTTCGAGGATGTCGAGTTGTTCCTCGACTGAGAATTGACCGGCGCGCTCTTCTGCTTTTGGATTTCCGCACTCGCGACACGCCGCCGCGATGACTGCTTTAATCCCGTCCGGCGCTGTAGCCGCCAGCGCCTTGATGTCGATCTTGCCGCCGCCGAACCAATTCCTGCTTTCGGGGAAACGCTGGAATAGGGCAATCACGTCTTCGGATGTGATGCCATAGACGCGGAGCATGTGATCGGCGACTGGAACGTCTTCGTAAGATGGCGCGATGTCGAGTAGACCTAAACCTTGTTCGACTTGTGTCACTGGGGACTTCCTTTTCGAGTTAGGCTCTCCCGGCTGTCGGGACTTCGCCTTGATGTGTGGGCCGAGACGCCACGGGGGGAGTGCTGCCGTCTGGCGAAGCGGACTTCGAGACGTAGTTTTTGACCATGGCGTGATCGTTGATCCCAATCGTCGGGGGTCGATCAAGCTCGGCCACGTTACACCTTCGTCGGCAGGCCGACCACGGTCGCCGGAATTTTGGCAACTTCGACGGCGAGCGCGGCCTCGGCGGCTACAAGATCGGCCTGCGCGGTCTTCAAGTGCTCTTCGGCGCGGGTCTTGCGAAACTTGTCAACCTCGGCTTCGATTTGTGTGATCTTGTGCGCGATGACTTCCTTGATCGCGGCGACGATGGCCTGTGCTTTGACTGCCTCAGACATGGCGGTGATCCTTTATTCGGTGTGAGGGGGGTATTCACTGCGCAGTAAATGCCGGCACTTGCGCGCAAGTGCCGACATCTAGTTAGGTTACGGCGAGTTCGGGAGCGTCACGACGGCGGTGCCGAACGTGCCGGTCGCTTGATCGAAAAGCACATCGCCTTCGAGGTCGATGGTGCCCCAGGTGTTGCCGATAAGCGAGAGAGCTTTGTTCGGAGAGAGTTTGACGAGCGGGAAGTTCACGGTCCAGTTTGGGCCGATGTCATTCGCGCCGACAAACTTCACCGCCCCATAAACCACAGGGCTCGCGAAAATGTCGATGGTGTCTGGCGTCGGCGACGGGCCGCCAGTCGGCAGGCCGAGAAGAGCAAAGCCCAGGTTGCGGGCGGTAAACTCTTCGAGCACCATGGTCAGAACGCCATTCAATTCGATCACGGCGGTGAAGTCTTTCACCTTCACGCCGGTCATCGAAGAGTAGTGATCGAGTTGTGTGACTTTCGCCTGAAACTCGAACATCGGGCAGTTGCCCACGTCTGTGAAAACGCTTTCGCCAAGAAGCTTGACCGAGACCAAGCCTTTGCCGACGTAGTAGTTGCCGATATTGGGGCTCGTCAGCGAGCCTTCAATCGCGAATTGTCCTGGGCCAGTCATGGGTCTCTCCCTTTACACGTATTCGAGTTCCTGCGGAAACAACGGGTACACAAACGAAATGCTGATCCCGAGTTGACCTTTCATGGTCCGGTTGCGCGCGAGATCGGTCACACACCCGTCGTAAACTACCGTGCCGTTCGAGCCGCAAATATCCGAAAGCGTTTCATCGTGATAGACCGCCGTCAGTATCGCAGCCCGCATCAAGTTCAAATCCTCGCCGATGTTTTTGTTGTTCGGTATCCGAACATCAAGCACGGCGTAAATCTCGGGCGTCATCCGCATCAGCTTCGCGCCCATCGGCAGTTGTCGGCCTGCCACCGCGCGCAGCGTACTCGGGTCGCTCACTTCGTCTGCGTCGAGCAAGATGATGCCCGGCACTTTGTCGGCGGGAAGCTCGTTTCGGTTATGGACAAACTTGCCCGTGACCGTGCTCCCGTCGGAGAGCTTGATTGAAAGCGCTGAGAGTAGCACATCCAATCTCGCCAAAATCTTTGCCCGTCTGTCGTTGACCAAAACTGTCATCGCCGCACCGTACTTTCGAAAGCGACCGTGATGCCAGCCGGTGCATACTTTTTCACTGGGCTAGTGAAAGGCAGCACTTCGTTTTGTATCGTGCCACCCGGTTGAATGAACGTGACGAGCGTGTCATATTCCTTATCGGGCGGCTTCGCTTCGATCTCAGGTCCAACTGCCGACAAGATCACCCGTCGGTCGGTCGGGTTCGTCAATTCAGTTTGCGCGTCGCGCGGCATTTCGTCGATGACGACTACCCAACAGGGGCGGTCGGTCGGCGTGTCCGTTGTCCGTCGCAGCACCGCTTTCATGCCGAATTTTCTAATCAGCTTGTCGGCGGTAGCTTTGGACTTCAAGTAGTCGAACCCGGCCATAATACTTTCCTCACGCGCTTTAGCAACAGGGAATTAGCGGATCACTGTGCGCCCGCCACCCGCGAGCAATAGGCCCGCTTTTGCCAGCATCCGGTCCACTTGCGGGAATGGCGCAAAGAAACCGATGCCAAGTTTTGTGTCGTATGTGATGCTGTGCTTGATCGGCCCAACGTCATCCGTGATTGAGGATACAACGCCGCCCGCGCTGACAAGTTCGGGATCATAGTCCGGCTGCAAGATTGTGCCGTTCAAGGCCCGATATGCAAGCTCAGAACACGCGGCTTTGAGCACGTTCGGAACGCCCATAATCTTATCGCCACTGAGATCGGTCGCGCCTTGACGCGGCCATTCGGTTGACTGTGAAGACGTGGCCGGGGCCATGAACGGAATTGAGCCGACGCTGAATGGCGAGAAGAACGGGTCAAGAAACTCCATCGTCGGGTCGATGATCGGGTCGCCGAGCCGCTGCACATTCTTGATGCCACGATACCGATATTTCTGATCGAGGTAATCAGTCGCCTTCACGATGGCGAACATGATCGGATCGAATGGCGACGCGGCGTACAGATTGCCGCGACTGTCGTGGTACGACATAAACTCGGCCACGGTCTCGTAAGCGTTCGCGCCGTGTCGCACAGTGAGCGCCGACGTTGTGGCCGCGTTCGAGCCGGTCTTCCATGTGATCGTGCCGGTGCGCGGCCAATTCGCCGCCGAGAGAATACCTGTCCCGACACCGAAGTTTTCAGCGTCGAGCACTTGCTCCACCGTGAAGTCGAGCGGCGAGGTATTCCAGGCGTCTGTTCCGGCAACCGTGCCAGTGTCGCCGACGAGAATTGCATGGGATGGAGCGGAGGCGATAGTGAACATCGCCGCTGTGCCGAGATAATTCTGTACGCAAAAGATCGCTGTCATAGCGCGGCCCTCGCAGTGATCGTCGGAAGTTTCAACGTGCTATGCGACACAGTGCCCGCGCTCGCGACAAGCGTGAACGTCTCGTCGCCCGGCGTCTTCGATGTAACTTCAAGCGCCGAGCCCTCGACTGCGTACACGCATTTGACGATGTTTGCGTCGGCGGAGCCGGTGAGCGTGACAAGCAAAGCCGCCAAAGTGGCGGCTAGGTCTGCACCGATTGAAAGATTGACGAGAGTTCCGCCAAGCGTAATCGACTGAGCGGAGTTCGCCGAGAATGTAATCGAGCCCCAAGCATAAGCCGCAAGGTTAGAGACTGGCGCGGATTGCCGCGCCAGTCGATTGCGCTTACGCGCGAAGTAGCTGCCCGCTTGCTGTGTCGCTGTCAATCCCACGGGCCGCTCCTATCGGTTAAGCCTTTACCGCTGCCGCCGCCATCGCTGCCGCCGCTGCCCTCGGGTCAATTCGGCCCCGCTGGCGCACGTTGCTCGTATAGCCGAGCGGAGACTTTCGATGTGACAGTACGCGGTCGAGAGTTGAAGCAAACGGAACGCCCGCCGCTTCGTGTCGCTTGCGCGCTTCGCTTTCGAGGTAATGCTGGATATTTTCAGCCGCCGACATTGGCGGGAATTTTGCGTGGAGCAATAGAAGCGCAGCATCTTTCGCCCTGACCGCTTTCACAAGATCGGTCTGCCGAGCGTGGATTTCTTTTTGAAGGGCTTCCACGGCGGCGACTTTCTGCGAGAAGTCGTCTTCGAGTTGCGGGCGGAGAATAGCGCCGTCATTCTCCGCATTATCTGCGGAGATTACAACACCCGTAACCGGGTCAGTCTCTGAGACCGAGCCAGTTTCGTCGGATTGTGCTTGCAGGGTATCGCGCGCGAAGCCGGGGGCCACGTCGGTGATGTCCGACCGCTTGATGCTTTCGTCTCCGGCAAAGCCCTGCACGACTTTTGTAACCGGAAGCCCGTCGTCAGTCCAGTGCTCGGGATTGTTCGGATCAAGTTGATTGAGCGCGTCGATGATCGTCTCTTTTGCTACGTTTGCCATTGTATCCTCTTTGGTTCGGGTGGGGGACTATCGGGCCCGTGCGCCGCCTTTCGGCTTCACTCACACGGGCCCGACGATGTTCGGCGGCTAACAGGGCGAACCGGAAGTCCCCCCTCTGGACCGCGATGTTCATCCGCCGAACAAACTCTTTACGAAAGGTCTCCGATGGTCGCAGCCAGTGAGACTTGCCGAGCGGTATACTTTTTGAGCTTCGTGGCGATAACCGCTGACGTGCTCGACAAGCGTGTCGCCTGCGCGGCGAGAAACGCGGCGCGCTGCGTGTTTGCCTTGCGGTCCTTCGCGGTGTTTCGGTGACGCTCATGCGCGTCATATTCGCGGGGAGATTTTGCCATTGTCGTGATCCTCTGTGGGCCCTAGAGAAAAAGGGCCGGGCTCGCGCCCGGCCCTCTATCCGATAAGTGCGAACGCTAGGCTTTAGCTTTCGCGGGTAATCAGCCGAGCGAGCTTGATCTGCTTGCGCTCGGGGAACACGCGGACCCAAGAACCGCCTGCCGAGAGGTTGTTCGTGGTCGCGGCGTTGGTCGGGCCACCTTCGCTCGCCGGGCTGCCGATGTAGGCATGACCGACGGGATGGATCGTCCATTCGACGCGATTGTAGAGCACATCGCTGCCCGAGCCGTTGCCCTTATTCGGGTAACGGAACACTTCGGTCGGCACGATTGGGGTGCCCACGCCGAGCCGGAAGGCCGACGGGCCAACGAGCCAAGTGTGATAAATGCCCGCCGCCGTCTGCGCGCCGTTTGAGACATCGCCAGCCGGGTTAGGCATACCGTCGTCCACGATCACGCGCCGACCGAGGAAGGTCGGGATGTTGATTTCGCCGCGAGCATCGGGGATGAAGTCGATCAGGTTGTTTTTCTGAGCGCGCGAGTAAACAACCGAGTGCATGAACACGGCGGTCACGTCAGCAGCGGCATCGCCGAGCAACGTGGTCGTGTCGATGAACGCCGCCGCCGAGAAGTCGGTGACGCCAGCGGTGTAACCCGAAGAGATAATCGAGTTGGTCAGATCGTTCTGCTTGCCGTACGCGGCTTGCAGACCGATGTTGCCGGAGCGACCGATGGTCGGGTCGGCCAGGGCATTGCCCGCGAATACACCGTTCGCAACGGCCACGACGGCGCGCTGTAGACGGCGGACCCAGTAATCGGACACGCGAGCCGCGATGCTCTGCATCGGGTCCGCGCCCGCAAGGGCAGTGGCGAGGCGCATGGTGGACCACGAAGCGTTGCGCGAAAGTCGGACGGCGACTTCGGCGCTGGCCTGTGTGGCGTTGTCGCCGGACATAGAGTTCGGGTCATCGTTCGACACGTTTTCGGCGGGATCGCCGATGTCCTGCCAGCTTGGCACGGTGAACGTGAGACCGCCGCCCGCGAGCAAGTTGTCGAGGAAGTCGTCGCGAGCCGCGACGCCTGACTGCACGATGGCAGTCTTTTCCATGGTGAGTTGCTGAGTGTACGGCGTAAAGATTGCCGGGACGATTACGTCGGCGATTGTGGTGGGTCCAGTCATGGCTTCCCTCTTTGGGTTTGAACGAAAAAACTTATGACCGTCGCCCCACCCATGTGAGATCGCGGGTACTTCCGGCTTTTGCTTCGAGCACTCCGCATGGGGCTCAAGTCACAAAACCGTTTCAAGTGTCCGCATGTTTTATCGTACAAAAATGCGGTTAGCAACAGGGAATTAGCGAGCACGAAAAATTACGGCTTACACTTCGGGAGAACGCCCAACTGAATAGCCTCTTCGCCCGTCAAATAGATAGGCGCAGCTTGCAGCGGCCCGTGGATTTTGATCCACTCTAGTACCTTCAATGGATAAAATCGGTCGTTGATTTGCTTCGTGATTTCTGGATCATCAATCCCGTTCAAGTTTGCCAGATGAAACCCGAGACGGCCATATGGAAAGATACACACTTGGCTCGCGGGGAGTGTCAGAACGAGGGTGCAAGCGGAAACGCAATCTCCGTCTATCTGCACGGGGACATCCGCTTCCCTGATATACCGAAAAAACTTTAGGTGGTCGCCGACGTTGCCGCCGCCGTCAAAGTGCAGCCGGATTGCATAGCTCGGCGGGGCAGCCGGGACAGGCCTTGTCCAGCCGACTGCGCCTAGCGCTGCGAGCGCGGCGATAAAGATTGACATCAGGATGTTCATGGACGCGACCATAGCGCGTCGAGGGCTAGGGTCAACGGGTATTAAAGCAATTGAAGTCGAGGTTTTCCCGCTCGGGAGATTTTGCGTACCATCCGCCATTTTTTGACTTCGCGACCGACGAGAAATATTCGTCATAGAGCGGCCCGATGTTTTCGAGCGAGAATTTTTCTCCCCAGGCCCGGCACTCGGTGGGGTCAATCTTTTGGATGTTGCGCGCGGCCCACTCGAATTGCTCGAATGTCTTGCACCGATAGCCGGTCACACCATGCTTGTTGTATTCAGTGAACGAGCCCCAGTCGGATGATATGACCGGAGTACCCGAGAGCATACTTTCGATTTGCGTTCCACAAAACGGTTCGAGGAACGTCGAGGCGCAAATCGTCGCTCGGGCGCGCGAGAGAAGTTTCCGGCGTTCGGAGGGCCCTACCACGCCGACAAGCTCGACGTTTTTTGGTGGCGGGTCGAAGTCATATTTCCCCTGCCCAGCGACAATCAGCTTGACGCCCACGGCGTCGGCGATCTGTGCGGCGATGTGGACGCCCTTGCCAGAATTGACGCGGCCAAGGAACAGGAAGTAATCATCCTTCTCGGATGAATACTCGAAGTCTGATAAATCAAAGTAGTTCGGGATCACCGCGTCGTACCAAAAATCATTTTTCGCTGTTTCAATTGCCGAGTTTCCTTGATAGGCATGAAGCGCCGCGTAGCTTTCAAACACGCGATAAGGTGCGAAGCTCCCGCTCGGGTATCCGATGCCGGGCTCGACCACGATCATATCTGGGTGCGCGTCTGCAATCACTTTATGCGCGCTGCCGAACGAGCATAGCAGAAAGTCCCCGGGCTGCTTGCGCTCTTCGATTTCGATATTAGCGCGTGAGTAGAAAACTTTGTAGGCCCAGTCCGTTGTCGCGTATGGCGGCCAGCCGTCTTTGCGCCAGTCGTGATCGCCGTATGATTTCGAGAGATCATATCGTTTTGTCACCACGACGTTTTCGTCGCACTCGACAACGCTGTCTTGATGACCATAGTGGATCACGGTGTGCCCGCGCATTTTGAGAAGCTTGCAAAGCTTCACGACTTTTTGCGTGAACGCGCATGTCGAATATTCGGGCGTGGAGATTGTATGGGGTATTCCCAAAATATGAAACCGAAACGGCATGTTTATTTTCCTCTCAGGTATTTCAAGGTTGCGAGCAATCCTTCTTCGTTATCGCCAAGCATTCCTAATCCATGATTATGACGATGGCAGAGAAGGCCGCGAACTTTACCCGTAGCATGGTCGTGATCGACATGCAACTTTCCAGTTCG